TGCTGAACTTGACATGGATAGTAACAACATCAAGAACGCTAATGATGTTTATGCTGCTCGTGGATTCATTGATCACATTGAATCGAATGACCTAAAAGTTCAAACAGGAACTGTCGATTTCGAAGGTTCTATAGTAAACTTTGGTTCGTCAACAATCACTGGTAGTGGTTTCGGTAATGCCACTAAGACAGAGGTCGATCAACACTTAAACATTTCTACTGCTAATGCTGGCGAATTCGTCAAGTGGACTGGTACAGACTACGAGTGGACTGATCTAGTAAGTGGCCGTTTGGCGACAGATCAACTTCAGGTTGCATCTGGTGGTTCAATAGCTATTACTGGTCCTGGCGGAACATTCGACTTCCAAGACGGTATTGTCATGCTAAGTGGTTCGGATGTTAGAGTTGATACTCCGACAGACGTTGGACAAGCTGCTAACAAAGGATATGTTGACGGTGTTGTTGCGGCAACTGTAGACGCTGCCCCTGCGGCATTGGATACATTGAACGAACTAGCAGCTGCTCTGGGCGATGACGCAAACTTCTCTGCAACTGTTACTAACTCAATTGCTACAAAAGCAGACGATGCTGCAACTACTGCTGCTCTTGCTACTAAGGCAGATGATGCTGCAACTACTGCTGCTCTTGCTACTAAGGCAACTGTAGTAGATGTTGATGCACTTGACACCTTTGTTAAGGGTTCGGATATTCTCACGATAACCGATATATCCGGAAACGGAGGAAATTATTTTAATACGGCGTATGGCAGCGGCAGTAATGTTTCGCAGGCAACTGTCAGTGGACATTATGGTACAAAAGCATATCACGAAGTCGTTTATAAGGGTTCTAGTCTTCCATCTGGTAGTTACTCTTTAGACTACGATGTGCATCCAAGCAATGGTGGTACATCTACCATAGCAATATATCCTAGTACCTTTAATTCGTGGAGTTCAAGTGCTGGATCTTCTTGGGAGATGCGATATGAAGCTTCCAAAAGTAGTCAATTGTCACGCCGTGACATCTCAAGTGGTTCAGGCACCTTTAACTTTAGCACTTCTGAAGAGTTTTATATAGTACTTACAACTCAAAATGGTGGGGGGACAACCATTTGGCAGTTTGACAATGATGCTTTAGTAAGAACAGAAACTGCGGCTTCAATTGCAACAACAGCTTCAGAAATTATTCCTGCGATCAACGAACTACACACTGAACTGAATGCACTGTCTTCAACTCAGTCCGGTGACCAGTCTAATCTACAAGCGCAAGTCACTGCTGAAGTTGCTCGTGCAACATCTGCGGAAGCAGTCAACGCTGCGAACATCGTGTCAGAAACATCTGCACGTAGTTCTGCTGATGCTGCTTTAGAGTCTGACATCATTGGTCTACAGAATCAGGTCGGTACCATTATTTCTGGTTCCCCTGCGTCTCTAGACACATTGGTTGAGATCGTATCTGCGTTTGAAAATGCTGACTCAGATCTATCTGGTGTTATCACTGCAAACGGTGGTCGATTGACTACTGCTGAAAACAACATCACTGCACTTGAAACAGACTTGTCTGCTGAAGAGTCTGCACGTGGTGCTGGTGATGCTGCACTACAGGCAAACATTGATGCAGAAGCAGCAACTCGATCTGGCCTTGGTTCACAACTTCTAGGCTACATCAACATCAACGGTGCTGCAATTATCGCTGGTGATAATGCTAACTCTGCGGAAGTTGCGACTGAGAAGTCACGTGCGGAAGGTGCTGAGGCTACCCTACAGTCTAACATCGATGCATTGACATCTTCTACAGGTGGTGATGTTAGTGGTCTACAGGCAAACATTGATGCAGAAGCATCTACTCGTAGTTCTGCTGATAGCGCACTACAGAGTTCGATTGACGCTGAAGAGTCTCGTGCGACATCTGCGGAAGCTGGACTACAGTCTCAGATTTCTAATGTATTGTCTAACACAGACGCAACTGCACTAAACTCTCTTGCAGAAATCGTTGCTGAGTTCCAATCTGCTGACAGCACTCTAACAGGTGCGGTTGCTGGACACGGTACTCGATTGACTTCTCTAGAGTCATCTACATCGGCAATCCTAGCATGGGATACTGATAACGTCTCAGAAGGAAGTACTAATAAGTACTGGACTCCAGAGCGTACTAAGACAGCTCTATCTGGTGGTCTATGTATCACTTATAACTCATCTACTGGTGAGATTAAGATTGACGAAGCAGAAACTGCAGCTGCATTACACGTTGCATCTTCAACTGACGCAAACGGTTTAGGTGGACAGGCTCCATCTCACTACCGTATCGATGTATACGATGTGAATGGTACAGTTGTAAACTAATCTAGGTTTCGACCAAGATATGAAAGGGGGACTTCGGTCCCCCTTTTTTTATGTTTATTTTACGTATAAATAAACGTATAAATAGAAGGGTAACTAATACTGGACTATAGTAATGTATTCAACAAGTAGAGAAGAATTGATTGATTACTGCCTGCGTGCCTTAGGGCATCCGGTAGTTGAAGTCAACATTGACGAAGAACAACTCGACGACCGAATTGATGAGGCGTTGCAGTGGTTCCGTGAACATCATCCAGATGGATCTAAACGATACTATCTAAAGCACCAATTGACTCAGACCGATGTCGATAATCAGTATGTGGATTTTAGTGACGATCTAGATCTTTCCGCCATCGTTCGTATGATCCCTATGACATTTGGAAATGCTCATACTGGCTGGTTCAGTGATGCATGGCAGTTTATGTCCCATACTATTAGTGACTTTGCTAATGGTGGTGGTCTACTAGGAGATCTTGCACATTACGAACAGATGCAGCAACAGCTATCTCTACTCGACATGAAACTAGGTGGATATCCACAAATCACATTTGATCGTCAATATAATCGTATAAACCTACATATTTCTAAAAATAATCTAAAGGTAGACGACTTTATAATATTTGAAGTTTATGCTATACGTGACCCAGATAGTAGTATAACCGAATACAACTCTCTCTGGAATCACAAGTTTTTAAAAGAATATGCAACCGCACTGATTAAACGTCAGTGGGGTACCAACCTAATTAAATTTGACGGTATGACATTGCCTGGCGGTGTTACGGTCAACGCACGTTTAATCTATGAAGATGCCCTTGCGGACATTGAGAGACTCATGGAAAAATTCCGTAACGAAGAAGATGAAGGGCCTATGTTCTTCATGGGGTAAGTGATGGCTACCAATCCATATATTAGTACAAAACACAGACCGGAACAGAATCTTTACGAAGATATTCTGATTGAAGCAATCCAGTTCTACGGACAGGATGTGTATTACCTACCGAGAGAGATTGTTGAAAGGGAAGAGATCTTCCTAGACAGCATCCAGTCTCAGTTCTCTGATGCCTATAAAGTAGAAGTGTATATTGAAAACACTGAAGCATTTGATGGGGAAGGAGATCTGTTCACTAAGTTTGGTATCGAACTCCGAGACCAAGCAACCTTCGTTATTGCTCGCCGGCGCTGGCGACAGCTTGTTGGCGACCGTCTTGCGGACAATCAATTCCGTCCAAGAGAAGGTGATGTGATCTATCTTCCGTTGTCCGAATCTCTATTTGAGGTCAAGAAGGTTGAGACCGAGTCTCCTTTCTATCAATTGTCCCAACTACCTCAGTTCCGTATGCAATGTGAACTATTCGAATTCTCTGATGAAGACTTCGACACTGGTATCGACAGCATCGATAGAGTTGAAACGGAACACGCATTCCAGTATGAGCTCACTATGGATGGTACCGGAGAGTCGGAGTATTATATCGTGGGTGAAACTGTTTCTCAAGACTTCACTGATTACCAGATTGAAGGTGAGGTGACATACTGGAATCACGAAACCAGATTACTCAAGATTGCACACACTGGAGCCGATGACGGTAACTATCATGTGTGGTCATCAGACCAGCCAGTCGTGGGAAGTAATGCCTCTCTTACTCCAGTATCTTTGGATGAGGGTATAAATGAAATCCAACCGCTCTCACAGAATAAAGTGTTTGATGATTTCGCTAATGATTTTGTGGACTTCTCTGAGTCCAATCCATTCGGAGACATATCATAATGATGGGAAGTCACTTTTATCATAAACGTGTCCGCACTTGCGTTGCAGTGTTCGGTTCAATGTTTAATAATCTACATGTTTTGAGAACAGACTCAGCAGGTAAGGTGTTATCACAGGTCAAGGTGCCTCTATCATATGCGCCTAAAAGGTCTTTCATAGAACGACTAGAAGAAATGTCTAACGGAGAGGAAGCAGAACGCAGAGTTGCTATTAAACTTCCACGTATGTCGTTCGAGATAAACTCTATTGCATATGACGCAACACGTCAATTACCTAAAGTAAACAGCTTCAGTAATGTTGTCACCACAGACAATACGGTTCAACGAAAAACTTACGTTGGTGTCCCGTATAATGTCGGGTTCTCTTTGTCGGTTTACGCCAAGTCTCAAGATGATGCACTACAAGTAGTAGAACAAATCTTACCATATTTTGCTCCTCAATATACTTTGACTGTCAAACCCTTTGCGGATGAACCAAGCATTAAAGAAGATGTGCCAATAGTATTGACTGGATTAGATTTTCAAGATGACTTCGAAGGCCCTGTAGAGCAAAGGCGCACTATCATATACACTC